CGACCTACGAGGAGCGCTAGATAGCCTCGCAGCGCCGTCGACCAAAGAAGAGCTTTCCGTTGAGCAGAAGATGCTCGCGAAGCTCGAAGCCATGGAAGCGCGCGAAGCAGAACGCGTCGCGGCCGAGGCTGCAGCACGGGAAGAAGAGGCGTACAACAATCGCGTCAAGAGCTTCCGTGATGGCGTCATCGAGAATGTGAACGCCAAGAAAGAAGAATATGCGGGCCTCTGCGCGCTCGAACAACAGGAGGTTGTCTTCAACGCTCTTGTTCAACGAACGCAAGAAGGCATCGACACTAGTGAAGACGAAATAGCGAGCGAAGTGGAAGCTGGACTGAGGACTGTCTACGAGACACTACACAAAGTCTACAGCGGAAGCGACCCTAGTAAAGACAGCACTCCGAGCAGCGAACGGAAACTGACCCTCACACCCGGTCTCGCAGGATCTGACGAAGCCGCCGACACTGAGAATATGTCTCGGTCCGAGCGGATCGACTACCTGTGGGCCAAATACCAACAACAGTAATAGGAAACTCTCATGGCTGCTACAAGCAGAACTAACTACGAGAAGTTCATGAAGGAACTGTACCGGGGATCATACGTTGCTGATCTGACCTACGACACCAACGCACTCCTCGCTCTCGTTCCGAAGAACACCCGAACCGGTGGTACCAAGTACATCAAGCCGGTTCGCTACTCCCACATCACCGGTCGATCGGCGGCTTTCGTCACGGCCGATACAAACATTGGCCCCGCTGGCCGTCTCCGATGGGAGATGGACTGGACGGACCATTACGTCAAGGCCGCTGTCGACAACAAGGCAGTCGTTCTCTCCCGTCAGGGTGGGGACGCGGCTTTCCGTGCCCTCCTGACCGACGAAGTTGACAGCGCGCACAGCGCGTTCGCCAACGACGTTGAGATTGAGCTTCACGCCGACGGCACGGGTACCCGTGGTGTTGTCCAGAGCACTATCTCTCCAGGCCTTGTGGACGGTGTTACCGTTCCCACGCTTGGTGTGGTTGTGCAGCCCGGCTCGGCTGCTAACTTCAACGTGGGCGACAAGCTCGTCCACTTGAGTTCGGCAGACGCCATTCTTGACACGGCAGAAGAGGCGATCGTCACCGCTGTGCAGCGCGTTCCCGTAAAGGGCACGGTCGGCACCGTGGAGTGGATTGTTCTCGACGCCGACTACACGACCCCCCTTGCGTCGGGCCAGAAGCTCGTCCTTTCCGGCGACCAAAACGTGAAGGCCAAGGGCCTGCAGGCTTGGCTCCCCGGCTCGGGCGTGACCGCGACTCTCTTCAACAGCATCAACCGTACGGTCGACCCCGCGCGTTTGGCTGGTGTTGACGGGATCAAGGGTACCCTCTCTGGCTTGCTCGTGACCGACTGCCTCGTGCAGACGTGCGCAAGCATTCTTCGCCAAGGCGGAAGACCCTCCCTCGCGCTCTTGAACGCAACCGACTTCGCTGACCTCGCTCTGGAAACAGAGAATCGTGGTCGCTACGCGAAGATCGGTGCAACCGAAGGCTCCATCATGTTCTCGGCTCTGGAAATCCAGACCGGTGCGGGTGCTGTCCCGGTTGTGGCGGACCGCCACACTCTTGAGGATCAGGCCTTCATCTTGGACACGCGAGCGATCGAGCTTTACTCGGCCGGTCCCGTGCCCAGCATGTTCAATGAGGATGGTAGCTTCTACCACCGAACTGAACAGGCTGACACTCTTGAGTTCTACCTGTTCGCCTTCTACGGCCTGAGTATTCAGGATCCGGGCGGGTGCTCTTGGGTACAGGACGTCAAGTAACCTCTCTTAGGTAGTCCCCCCTTCGGGGGGGACCTCCTCCCCCTTTTTCAGGAAGACTCATGGCAGAAACTCTCACATCCCTCATCGACTACACTCGCAAGCGCGCCGACATGGAAGGCACTGCGTTCGTTACCGATGACGAGATCACGCATTACCTCAATGACGAGATCAAAGCGATGTACTCTAAGATGGTCAACATCGAAGAGGGTATTCTGTTCGCAACGGTCGCGCCAACGCTGACCAAAGTAGGTGACAACGCCTACGCGCTTCCCTCAGATTTTATGCGGCTCGTGGACGTCAACGTCTACACTGGCTCGCAGTGGGTACCGGCCTCGCCCGCCGACCCCCAGGAGTACTACCAGCTCCTCGACGACACGTACACCGGCGACTACGACACGCGCTTCTTCTTGCACCGCAACAACACGCTCGACCGCTACGAGCTGTTCGTCTTTCCGGTGGGCAGCGCGTCGAACCTCGGAGTTCGGTACATCCCGAACATGCCCACGCTCTCGCTCGGCAACGAGACACTGAACTGGCCCTCCAACTGGCACCAAGTGCCGGTGCTCGGCGCGGCGATCAAGTGCGTTATCAAAGAAGAGTCGGACCCTTCGGCCCTCATGATCGAACAAGAGAGCGAGATCAGGCGAGTCCTGAAGGACGTCCGCGCACAGAAGATTGCAACCGTCAAGACGCTGCGTCACATCGGCCCAACCAACCGGCGTAGGTTCAGACTCAACAGGAACTTCTAATGGCCGACTTCCGCAAGCTCGGTCTGGACCGCATGGCCACGGGCATCGCGAAGGCCGTCGGTGGGGGCTCGACTACATTGAGCACCGGAGACATCACCAAGGGCACCATCGTAGTGATTGAGCTAGATGGCGAGTCCCCAGGGTACGGCAAGGCGGAGGTAAGCGCCCGGCGAACCGGCGCCATCTGCCTTGGTTGGGCCGAACACCCCCCGTCCACCTCCGACGTCTTCACATGGACGATAGAGGGAAACCTGCTGAGCGTGCAGGGACCCAACGGCAGTAAAAACATCCTCACCTTCTGGGTCTTCTAATGGCACTCAAGCGAGCAACCAAATCTATCCCTCTTTCCGGTGGTATTTCCGAGGACGCACCAGACTTCCTCCTCGCACCTCCAGGCATGGCGTACATCGAGAACGCACGCTTCCGCAAAGTAGACCAGGCGGAAAAGACCGAGAACCGCGGTGTGGCTCTCGCAACTGGCGCGAACACGTACAACCACAACGTCGAGGACTACGGCGTCATCGCTGCGTGGGCCAATGGGAGCCAAGTCGCCGCGCTCGGGAGCAATGAGATTGCTACCAAGATGCTGAACGACGCAGCCTTCAAACAGACCAAAGTCAACTCCGACGTCCTGGGTATAGAGCGCGTGCTGAACACCGCGACTGGCGTTGGTGCACAGGCCGGCGACTGGTGCTTCGCATCGGACGTTGGGTACAACTCCGCGGCCTCCCCTCTCCCCACGCTGAACGTGGGCGAGTACTGCGTCGCGTACGAGACCAGACAGGTCGGCGTCGATGGTGCGCGCTCGATCCTAAGTGTCGTCTTCCAGGTGTACACCCTCGACGGGACCATAAGGTACGAGACCACGTTGCCGCTTGAGGGCTGCCCTCGCGTCAGGATGCTGGTCAACGGCAACGTCAAACTGTACACCGTCGCGACGAACGGGCACGCTAACGAGGGCGCTCTGGTGGGGTACACCTACTCCTTCGGCGGGGTCCTCACGCAGAACTCCAGCACAGCCCTGGACGTCAGGCTGTACCCGCAGCTGTTCGAGCGCTTCACAGAGGTGTACAACGGCGCGAGCCCCGTGGCCCCAGAACAGTTTCGCATCGGCTACATCCAGAACGCTGCCGACTGCGCTGCAATGTCCTTCGACCTGGACGGGCTTTCCGCCGACGGCTATGGTATCGTCGCGTGGAAGAATGCTGACTCTCGTCAGATCCGAATGGGGTACACGAACTCCTCGGGCACAAGACAGACTTCAACACTCGTAGCAACAGACGACGGCACGCTCAACTACGCACTCCTCGACGTCCGCGTCGGAAGGCGAGCCGCGCTCAACGACTACTCCTACGTGCTGTATTCGAAGACGGACGTTACCGACACGTCCTCGCCAGTGAGCGAGATCCGCATCGCAATCTACGGCCGAACCGACGGCGTCCTGGCTCTGGACTTCGCGATCCCCAACACCGTCGCTGGCATCGCATACAACGGGAGCATCGACGAGATGTCGAACGGCTACCTTGCGGTAGCGGTGTCCTCCGCTGCTGGCTACCCAACCAATGGTATGGATGTAGGCATCGACGACCGCGTCACGTACTTCACCATCGACCTGACCACGGCCATCGCGACCGAGACGTATGCGTTCAACGCGCGGCTGGTGTCTCGCGTGAAGGTCGACGAGTTTGACCGCCCCCACGGAGTAATCCAGCAGTGGTCCAACTGGTCCCCCGACGAGCTGGGTACTAACCACACGGTCCCCTCCATCACGCCCACGGCCGTCAAGCCCGTGACGAGCATCATGGTCATGTTCACGGACGACCCCTACGGCGACGAGCCGACCGAGGCGACCCGTGACTACTTCAGCCCTATCGGCGTGTTCGACGCCGGCTCCTCCAAGATGGGCGACCACTCGCTCTCGGAGAAGCAGTGCCACCTTCCCGACCTAGTCCTCTTGAACAACCAGCACGACACCACGGAAGACCCGCGGTACCTCCCGCACATCTACAACGGGTGGTACGAGCGCGTCCACCAGTGGTTCTATCTGAACCGCGCCATGGACACGTTGGAGGACTTGGTTTACTTCCTCCACACCACGCCGAACCCCACCCTGAGCGACGGGCGCAGGCTTCTCAAATACTCAGACGGGCACTTCAACCTTTTCCGTCTTGCTCCCGACATCGCCGTTCAGTCGACCGACTTCCACAAGACCTTCTACACCACCGCAGCCG